ACTTAGCAATGAACTAAAAAACATAGTTGTTAAAATAACATTAAACACTTGGGAAATAAACGGTAGAATAATAAGACCAAACAATATAATCAATGTTATTGCGCCAAATGCTTACATTTACAACAAAACAAGGTTGTTTATACGTCAAGTTGACCTTAGTGGTACAATAACATCGCAAACAAGTACTTTAACTTGCGTATTGCCTAGTGTTTTTGACGAAAGCGAACCTTTCAATATATTCTAATGCAATTAGTAAAGGTAATATCAACGGAACTTGACAACGTTAAAAGGCGTTTGGTTAAGGTTTTACGATTCGGTAAGTCGGACGTTCAAACACCTTTTGAAGCTATGCCACACGGTATTGATAGTAACCCCGTTGAGGATATGGTAGCTGTTTACGGTGAAACAACCACTAAAGGTAAACCCGTTGTTATCGGTTATTTGAACAAAGAGCAATTAGCAGAAGTTGGCGGAACACGTATCTATTCAACCGATGATGAAGGCTCGGTAAAGTTTGCTATTTATTTACGTGCAGATGGAACTTGCGAGGTTGGTGGAGATACGGATAACATGGTTCGTTATTCAAAATTGAAATCAGAGTACGATAAAACAAAAGAGGTTTTAGATATAATACTTCAAATACTTACTGGTTCACCAATAAATGAGCCAGGAAACGGAAGTCCAAGTGCGTTACAATCTGCCTTGTCTTTAGCACTGCAAGGGAAAGCAACGGGCGACATATCTAGTTCAAAGATTGATGAAATAAAAACATTGTAAATTTGTAACATGGCAGTATATTTTGATTCAGCATATATCTATATTACTTCAGTAAGTGATATGAAGTCAAGGCTTGCGAAGGTTCGTCAGGTTATTGACGCTCTTTTAGACCTTCAAATAGAAGCGGCTGTAAATGACAATATTGATGAATACTGGTTGGACGATGGTCAAACTAGAATCAAAATGAACTATCGTTCGTCTGCCGACATTGCCAAAGCGATTACAGATTTAGAGCGAATTGAGCAGACATATTTAAACAGATTGAACGGTCGGACGGCTAGGTTAGTTGACGGCAAAGCATTCACAGGAAATAGAAACGCATGACATTTAGAGATAGAATAGGCGCATTTTTCACAGGTAGAGCGAAAGCCATATTTGATAGACAGTCAACAAGCGAACTTGTAAATACATGGTCGTTCTCATTTGACGGTGAAAAGAATTTAGGCGAAATGGGTCAAGCCCGTAATTACCTAATGAATTACCCAATGCTTCGCGTTCGTTCGTGGCAAGCATACGTAGAAAGTGAAATCGCTCAAATAGTTCTCAATAAACAAACTACATGGGTAATCGGTGAGGGGCTTAAACTACGTGCAGAACCTGCAACTGTGGTACTTGAACAAGAAGGGGTTTCGGGTTTTAATAGAGAGCCATTTAACGATGAAATAGAGGCGCGTTTCGGGTTATACTCAGAATCAAAACGAGCAGATTGGAACGGTAGAAAAAACCTTAATCAATTGGCTGCAATGGCTCATAAATCCGCTATCATTGGTGGTGATGTTCTTGTTATACTTCGAGTTGTAAAAGGTCAAGTTAAGATACAATTGATAGACGGTCAAAACATATCAACGCCATTTAACAAACTGAGTGAAAACATAAAAGATGGTGTTGAGTGTGACGAAAACGGTCGAGTAGTAGCTTATCACGTCAAGACAGGTAATTTAGATTGGAAAAGAATCACAGCCGTTGATAAAAAGTCAGGAATGACTATGGCTTACATGGTTTACGGGTCTGAATTGCGTATCGGTAGTTATCGAGGTATGCCTTTGATTGGAACCGTTTTAGAGACTTTAAAAAAGCTAGAGAGATACAAAGAAGCAACCGTAGGCGCGGCAGAAGAAGTTGCTAAAGTTGCATATCAAGCGGTACACACACCAGCGTCTTCGGGTGAAAACCCATTGCAGAAATCATTTGCAAAAGCATTCAGTTCGGATGGTAGTGGATACGATGATATTCCGTTGACGGACAACGGTAAATACTTGAATGATGTTGTTGCGGCAACTAACAACAAGTCGTTTATCAATAATCCTATTGGTGCAGAAATCAAAACTTTAAAGAACGACAACCCGTTATACTTCAAAGACTTCTATTCGGTAAATATAGACCTTGTTTGCGCGGCTATCGGTTTACCCCCCGAAGTTGCAATGAGTGCTTACAACTCGAACTTTTCAGCATCACACGCTGCAAGGGGAGACTGGTCACACGCTTTGAATGTTACGCGAAATGATTTTTCAAGTCAGTTCTACCAACCTATTTACAACTTATATCTGCATTTGGCAATATTGACCAATAAGATACAAGCACCTCAGTATCTTACTGCGATGGCAAAAGGTAATTACGACATTGTTGAGAGTTATCAAAAAGCTAGATGGATAGGCGTATCAATGCCGCATATTGACCCATTCAAAGTGGTAAAAGCAGAACGCGAAAAGCTAGGTGAAAAAGGGAAAGATATTCCATTGACAACCGTAGAAGCGGCAACCGAAGAAGTCGGGGGTGGAGACAGTGATTCCAACCTCGAACAATTCAGCGAGGAATTAGGAACAGCAAAAAGCCTTGGTCTAATCAGTAACGAGGCGGCTTCTCCTTTAGACGCTCAGGATAATGCTCAATGATTTCATCTAAGTGATGCTTCATTAAAGCACTCAGGCTTATTCCTTTGTTGTCTGCTATGTTACGCAATGTTTGATAGATTCTTTCTTCAACCTGCGTGATTCTTATTTCGGGTTTATCCATGCTGTAAATATCCGAATTTTCGGAATATGATTAAACAAAGCACGAAAAAAAGTTTGTTTTGTTTCTTAATGGCAGAAGTCCTTATATACGGTGAAATTTATTCCTACACTTCGCGAGAGTTCATACGCGATGTTGAGAGGGCTAACGGTGATTTGACGGTTCGTGTCAATTCCAACGGTGGTGAGGTTGATTATGGATGGGGAATGATTGCCAAATGGAAAGAATACGAAGGCGTCAAAAACGTAAAGATAGACGGGTCGGCTCATTCAATGGCGGCTTACTTTGCGGTTTACGCAGACAATACAGAAGCACTGGATGTTTCGACAATGATATTCCACAGAGCAGCATATCCGCAATGGGTTGAGAATAACACAGAGTTGTTTACTGATGCGTTGCGTAAGCAGGTGGAAAGCATCAACAAACATTTACGTACGGCACTTGAAAACAAAGTAAGTGCTGAAAAGTGGCTTGAAGTAACGGGCGTTTCATTGGATGAAATGTTCAGTATGGACGGTAGGATTGACGTAGAAATCAATGCAGAACAAGCCAAAGAACTCGGAATCATTCAAAAAATAAATAGCATAACACCAAAAAGACAAGCGGCTATTGAGGAAAGAATGGTTGCGGTTGCAGAAAAATTCACAGGCTTAAAATTAGCCGCAGTTTCAAATGAAAAAGACAAAATAGTACAAGAACCAAAATCCAATAAAATGACAGTTGAAAAATTGAAAGCGGAACACCCTGATATTTACGCAGAAGTCGTAAAAGAAGGTGTAACAAAAGAGCGCGACCGTGTAGGTGCGTGGGTGACTTTTGCAGATGTTGATGTGAAAGCTGTAACAGAAGGTATCAAATCGGGTGACGCTATCAGTGCCACTGTAACGGCTGAGCTTTCTCGAAAAGCATTTTCAGCACAAGCTGTAACAGCACTTGAAAATGAAAGCCCTGAAGCGGTGAAAACGGATGAGCCTGAGACAAAAGGCGGTGAAAACGAAAATCCTGAATTATCAGCATTGGAAGCTGAGGTAAACAAACTACTTAAAGTAAAATAATCATGGCAAGTTCAAGTTCAAATTCTTTAAGCACGTCTAACGCGAGGTTTACAAACTTCAACCGTTTCAAGATGTTTCTTGGCGGTAACCGTTACGAAGATGCTCAATTCGTAAATGACACTTACGATGCTATCACATTAACAGTAGGTACTGTAATGGGTCGAATCGCTGCAACTGGTTTCGTGGTAAAACTCGACAAAGGCGCATCTGACGGTTCGCAGTATCCAGTTGGAATCTTAGCGCAAGAAATCACAGTTGACGAGGGAGACACTGCTGATTTATCACTTTGTGTGTGTGGTGAAGTAGATGCTAACGGATTGGCATTCGTTTCAGGCACAGCACTTTCAGACGTTGTTGAATCAAAAACAATTGAGGATAGAATCGCATCTGACACAGTTGGAATCCATCTTGTTACAAGTTCTGACCTATCCGAATACGATAACTCATAATTAACGCAAAAACAGAATAAAATGGCAATTCCAGCACAAGACGTACAGAATCTCTTTACAAAGAAGTTGATTGATGTATATAACGAAAGAAATACTCCTACTGAGTTTCTTCGCAGCTTCTTCGATGAAGAGGTAAGTATGACCAAAGAGGTTAGTATCGCGGTAAAACGTGGTACTGAAAGTATCGCAGTTGATGTTCAACGTCACTCTGACGGTAACATGGTTACTTTCAACAAGTCAACTGAAAAAATCTTCATTCCACCTTACTACCATCAGTATATGGTGGCTAACGAGCATCGTCTTTATGACACTGTAATCGGTTCAGGTTCAGCACCTGCATTTGCTCAGTTGACACGCGAGTTGGCAGAGGATATGGTTGATATGCGTTCCACTATCGAAAGACGAATCGAACTTCAATGTGCGCAAGTACTTGAAACAGGTATCGTAACGCTTTCAAATGGAGACAACATTGATTACAAGCGTAAGGCGGGTTCATTGGTTGACCTTGGAGCAGGTAACTACTGGACAACTGGAACTAACGACCCACGCGAAGCATTCAAAGCAGCGGGTACATTCCTAAGAAAAGAGGGTAAAGCAGCAGGGGGTACATTTAACGCCATTGTAGGTAGTGATGTTCTGAATGTGATGTTGAATAACGACACCTTCCAAAGTGTTGGAGATGTTCGAAGAATTGATTTGGGAGCGATTGCACAACCACAGCGTAATGCAGTTGGCGCATCATTCCACGGACAGATAAGCGCAGGGTCTTACAACTTCAACATTTGGACATACGAGCAGTATTACACTGATTCAAACGGCAACCAACAAGAATACCTTTCACCTAAGAAAGTTATCGTATTGCCTGAAATGCCAAGATTTAAACTTGCATTCGGTGCAGTGCCACAGTTGATTGAAAATGGTAACGTTGCGCAGCAAGGGGCATATTTGATTCAAGAGTTCATGGACAAGCGAAGAACAGCTCATGAATACCACATCAAATCAGCACCATTGGCAGTACCAGTTGCGGTTGACCAAATCTATACCTTCCAACCAATCGCATCGTAATGGAAAAGTTCAAGGTAAAAACAACATCGCTAGGTGGACTTAGAAATAAAGTCTATTCTAGTGGTGATGTTGTAACACAGGCTAATTTAGCCGATGATGTTAGCGAACTTGCGGCAAAAGGATTTTTAGAGCCTTTGAATAAAAAGGCAGAAGATTCTGAGCCAAAGGAAGCCCCTGAACAATCATTTATTTCACCATCGGTTAAAGATGAAGAAAGCGTAGAATATCCACCAATGAGCGAGATGACCGTAAAGGAAATCAAAGAAGCATTGGGAGATGAAGCACCAAAAGGAAAAGTTAAGAAATCAGATTTGTACGATATGCTTGTAAACGGCTAAAAAATAGCCCGAAATCATTCAATTAAGGGGGCTGTTATGCCCCTTTTTTTGTATAAATTTAAGCAATGGGAATACTTGACAAGGTAAAAACTGACATGAAAAAGATACTTGGAAATACAGGTGCTTTTGCGGTGTCTTTAACCATTACAGATGGAAGTCAGTCGGTTACAATAACAGGTACTACGGCTAGTCATTTCCTTCAAGTTGACCCCGAAACAGGTTTAAAAATGCGCGGTCGAAATGTTCACGTAACCGTATCAATGGGTGCTTTGTCTGATAAAGGATATACCTTTAGAGATGCGGACGGTGAAATAGCTTTGGTCAACCACAGAGTAACCGTAGAGGGCGTTACATTGGTTGTTCGTGAAACAATGCCCGATGAAACATTTGCAAGTATTGTTTTAATTCTAGGAGACTTCGTATAATGCCACAGATACCATCAGCCATACCATCACAAGCGTATGAAATAATTCGCAATAGGATTGCTGAAATTCTTATTGATGAGTTAGCTGAGCAAGCTGTTTTGCAAGTTGATGACCAAGTTAACGCGACTGTATTTGTAGAACGTTTTGTTACATTCGACCTTACTGAGTTACCCGCTGTAAATGTTGCCTTAAATACGGGAAATTACGACCAACAAACGGTCAGAAGTGTTGACGGCACGTATAGATTCAACGTTGACTGTCATACTAAGGCAAAATCAACTATTGATGATAGGGGTGATAGTTTAGCAATGTTCAGATTGCAGCGACTAATGGCTACCTGTCAAGGAATACTTGAGGACTCAAGGTATAAGACATTAGGGTTTGACGCGCCATTCATTGAAAGGGTGTATGTTGACGGAATTGATATTGGCGAGCCTAAACACGGTGACGGTACTTCATCAGTAGCTGGTAGAATCAACTTTATTGTCCGTGCACCTAACGATAGGGGAGTTGTCGAGCCAACTGTATTAGCAGGTTATGACACGCAAGTAAAGATAGGACTTACTGAGAAAGGTTACATTTTTTCGGGAAACAATACGCCTGTTCCACCGATTACAGGCGCAGAAATACAGGTAAACACTACTTTTTATGCGGACGTTAATGATGGCGATGAATTGAACATTCCAGTCGTAAATAACGATGGCGATTCAGTAGGTAGCGTAAGTGCAGGTGTTAATGTTGTTGTTGGTGATTCTACTGCAAATTTGGTAAATACGGATGGAACTTCACTATCATCTACCGATATAGTTGCAGAAGGTAGTGGTAATGTTGTTGCACCTGTTGGAAATATTGAAAACAGTGATAGTAGTTATTCAGATACGGTTGCAAGTGGTGGCAATTTAGTATTGCCAAACATTAGCTTTACCGATTCAGACGGGTCTGTTTCAAGTGTTCCAAGTGTTAAAGATATTACGGCAACTCAATGTACGCCTAAACTTGAAGTTTCAGTAGCGTTGGATGACACCACACCCGAATACGACCAAACTGTTCAGATAACAGCAACGGCAACGGGTGCAACTTCATTCACATTCTATTTACCGACCCGTGACGGTTACGAAACAGTTACG